CCTCCGCTCCGCGCGTTGTGCCTGCGATGCACGTGAAGCCACTCGACATCGTGCACAAGCCGCCCGGCAGCGCGAAAGTATGGCCCAATCGGCCAACTAGGCACCGGCCGCCGCCGCCACCACCCTTGAGGGCATGACGGCGCGCTGGTCCGATCCACACCGACTCCCGATTCCCCCCATCGGGTACGTCCGCGCCGTCAACACCTCCGGGGCGTCGCGATGAACGGGGTCGAGCTCGTCCTGGCGTTCCTCGCCGGTGTGGTCATGGGCGGTGCCCTCGACCGCTTCGTGCTGCCGCTCCTCGTCGACGCATGGATCGACCGCTTGCGCCGGCATGGGCGATGAGCGTCGTGACGATGCGGCAGACCACCGCCGGGCCGACGTCTACAGCTCGGCCCGGATCGGCGCGGCTGCCGCGCTCACCCTGGTCCTGGTCGTGCTCCTCGTCCTCGACGTCGCTGTCCCCGACTACGACATCAGTCCCGGCATCCTCCTGCCGCTGCTCGGCGCGATCTGTGCGCTCCTGGGCCTCGAGGCCTCCGCAGTCTGGCGTGGCGTGAGGTGACGATCTACTGGGTCGGCTCACCCAAGTTCACCTCGGGCCACCCGGCCCCGCTCATCGCGCTTGTCCATCACCGCATGGTCGGCACCCTGCGCTCGACCGACTCGGCGTTCACCTCGACCGACGGACGCGAGGCCTCGACCCACTTCGGCGTCGGCTACGGCTGCGGCCGGACAGGGCACCCGACCACGGCGCACGTCCACCAGTACGTGCGCCTCGGCGACCAGGCCTGGGGCAACGGCAACTGGGACCCCTCGGGCGCCTGGGACGACCGCTACCCGACAACGCTCGTCAACAGCCGCACGATCAGCATCGAGCACCACGACAACGGCGGCCGCACCCCAGGCTCCGGCAAGGGCGTCGTGCCGGAAGCCGTCATCACAGCGTCGATCGCGCTCGATGCCCTCCTGCTGCGCGGCGACCCGGGCGAGCTCAAGGGCGCCGGGATCCGGTTCCGGGCCGGCACGGAAGATGCGATCACCCGCGAGCTCCGGGCGATCCCGATCGACCGCCACCACCTCATCGACCACCACTACATCGCAGGACGGCTCAAGCCCTCCTGCTGGCGGCCCTGGGCGGACGATCCTGTGGGCTTCCCGCAGGCCCGCTACCTCGCCGCCCTGGCACCAGCGCCACCCGCTGGGGAGGAGACCGTGAACAGCTACCCCGTGCCCACCGTTCCGAGCATCGCCACCGTGCCCGCAGGCACCTGGCTGTACGCGACGTCTACGCTCGAACCCTCGCCCGACAATATCTGTGTCGACCCGGGGCGCGACATGCCCTATCTCGGCCAGCCGACGAGCACGGTCCGCATCGTCGAGTACGTCGATGCGAAGGGGGTCCACCAGGGTCGCGCGATGTTCGCGAAGGCGTCCGAGGTCACCACCATCCGCCCGGCGCCCGACCCGACGCCGTTCGGCCAAGCGCAGGTCGATGCCGCCGCGAAGACCGCGGCTGCGTCGGTTAAGGCCGCGAGCATCGCTGCCGCGGCAAAGTACGGAGGGTGACCGTGATGGATAGCCAGCCCGGCACGATCTGGGGACGGGAGCCGGCGATGGTCCTCGCCCTCGTCCAGGCGGTCATCGCCCTGGTCGTGGCGTTCGGCCTCAACCTCGCGCCCGACCAGATCGGCGCGATCCTCGCGGTCACCGCGGTGGTGCTCGGACTCATCACCCGGAGCCGGGTGAGCCCAGCGTGAAGGACGGGTACCTGCGCGGCTCGCTCCCGCGGACGCCGACCGCCCGGCAGGTCGACGTCCTCGCAGCCTTCGTGGCGGCTGGAGGGTCCGTTGCCGATGCGGCGGCGCGGGTCGGGATACGGCCGAGCACCGCAAAGCGGCACCTGGCCGACCTCCGGGCGAGATCGGGCCTCACCACGGAGCAGCTGATCTATCGCGGGCGGGCGGAGGGCTGGCTGGTGGTGGCGGGGCTGGAGCCCGGGCGTACGCCGCCGGCGGCTTGACTTCGGAACCCATACTCGCCCGCGTGGACACCCTGCGAGCCGAGATCCTCCGCGAGTACGACGCGCGCGAGTGCGCCATCAACCCCTTCATCGGGCGGGCGTTCGAAGATGCCGAAGCAGGTGCCTTGCGGGTGATGACGATCGGCATCAACGCGTACCTCAATTCAGCGGACTGGCCGAACCAGAAGCCTGGCTGGTTCGCCGCCTGGTTCGACGAGGGGAAGCATCCGTTCGACCGCGCCGTTGCTCGCGATGCCAGCACGGTCGCGAGCAGCCTCGTATCCGATTCCCGGCTCTACTCCGGGCTCGCCTTCCGTGGCAAGGCGAGCATCTTCCATACGAACGCGATCAAGACCTACCTGCCCGAAGCGATCGGCAAGCGGTCCGACCAGATCTCGCCGCAGCGGTACGTCGGGCACCGAGCGACCTGGCACGCCGAGTTCGAGATCATGGCGAGGCACGGGGTTCTGCCACACGTCGTCATCGTCTTTGGGCGCCCCTTTTGGGAATGGGCCTGGCAGGCGTTCCATCGGCAATACCGACCGGCCTCGACCGGCATCACGGTGCGCCGCTTCACGCCTGCCTCCGGTGATGGCCTCCATTACGCGAACCTGGTCGATCTCGAGGGCGCGGGTGGGAGCCACCCCCTCGCGCTGCTCGGGTTGCGCCATCCCTCGGCTCGAGCCACAAGCAAGGCGTCCCCGGAGTGGCTCTTCTCGCTGCCGGAAGTGAGGCGGCTGCTCGGCATGCAGCCCGAGAAGACCGCGGTCTGAGATCAGACGCTCAGCACTCGGAGGCGTATCGGCCGTCAATCAGGACTTACCTCGGTAGACGCAAACCGGCACGAGAGCGCGCTGGCCAGAGCCTCGTCCCTCGCGCGTAGCACCCGGAGCGAATAGACCCCGGCACGCCATCCCCTGACGATTCGCGGGTGAAGCTGTGCAGGGTCTGCGGTGTCGTAACCAGCCGCGCTGGTAGTCGCTGCACCGAGCACGCCCGCCAGTCCAACCGCAGCCGGCACAACTCCCTCTACAGCACGCGCCCCTGGCAACGGCTCAGCGCACGTGTCCTGCGCGCCTGGAGGGGTGAGCACGGCGACTGGTGTCCTGGCTACGGTCGGCCCGCCCACGGGGCCGCCGACCTGACCGTCGACCACGTCGTGCCGCTCGCTGCTGGCGGTGCGCCGTTCGAGCCCGCGAACACGTCGGTGCTCTGCCGGTCGTGCAACTCGACGAAGGGTGCGTCGACCGGGGGCGGGGTAGCCCACACGGGCAGGCACTCGCCCGCTGACCGCGCCCGGCGACTGTGTGCGCACGGCCGGGTTTCGCGATTCTTGTCACTCGCTGATCGGGGACCCGGCGAGGTTCGCCCGTGGGCGCCCACGTTGGCCCACGTGGCGCGGTGACCATCGGCGTGGCCAACAACGCGACCGAACGGAGAAGGGCCCCGGGCTGGCGCCCGGGGCCCGAGGGTCGGCTGGGGACGTCCCGCCTACGCGGCGTCGCCCTCCGCCTCGCCGGCCACCTTGCTGCGGCGCCTGGCCTTGGCCGGGACCGGCTCGGGCTCGGCCGCCTCCGCCTCGGCCGCCTTCCTTGCGATCGACGCCTTGCGGAGCGCGTTCGTGTAGGCGTTCCAGTGGGTCTTGCACATCCGCCCGAGCCCATCCTTCTGGCTGGGCTGGGCCGGGAACTCGGTGACCGGCGCCTCGTGCGCCTCGATCCCGAACCGCTCCGACCCGATGCACTTGCGCATGTCCGCCATGGCGTCCGTCCTTTCGCTCGGCGACGCGCATCTCGCGTCGCGGCGGACATCCATCACGCTGTCGTCGCGGCGATGCAAGGCCGAAGATCGGCGGTCGGCTCGTCAGTCGTCGATGGCGGGCGCCAGGGAGTTCGCGAACGGGATCGCGCCGAACTGCTGGCGATGAGCGTCGATCAGCGTCCCTTCGTAGCCGCTGGGCGTGCGAGGGGGTTCGATCACTCGCCAGGCGATGAGCAGGGACGCGGAGTCAGCCAGCTGCCACGTCGGGTAGCCGCCCGAGTGGCGGGCATTGGAGCCGGCCCCGAACCGAATGTAGGCGCTCACCCGCTTTCGAAGGCTGTTGTCAGACATCGGCGTCGGGCGGTCGGCCTTGCCGATGTAGACGACGCGGGAATCGGGTATCCATCGCCGTCTGAGGGTCGCCAGCGGCAGGGTCAGATCGCCCCGCCACTGCCCGGCCGGGCTGGAGCGCAGGAACGAGACAGGACGATCGCTGTCCCGGAAGGCGAGGTACACGCCGACAGCGTCCCGCGGGACGGGTGCGGCGATGGGCCGCGATACGCGCAGATCGTCCACACGAACGAACCCAACGAAGCCGAGGCGCTCAAGGGCAGCTCGGCTGAAGTCGCCTGGGTCGAGCGTCCTAGAGCCAGCCACGGCGAGCGAGATAGTCGGCGAGCCGAGCCGATGCCGCCGTCTTCTGGCCGAGGACGAGGGATCGACCGTCGTCCCACTGGGCCGAGATCGCATCGGGCGACCTGCCGAGTTGGGACGCAAGCGCCTCCCGCTCCGGCCTTGATGGAGGCGTTGGCTGGGTCGGTGGATGGTCCCGGAAGATCGCCTCGTACTCCGCCTCGGTCCACGCTTGCACTGCTGCCCCCTCGTCGACTGACTCCGTCAGCTCGGAGCGTAGCCGGGTACGTCGTTCGATGACGACCGCGAACGCGGGCTGGCGCAACCGGATCGCCGGGTCCGGCGAGGAGGCGCCCGATCAGCTCCTCGCCAACCCGGCGAACTGGCGGATACACCCCAAGGCGCAGCAGGACGCCCTCGCCGGCGCGCTCGATGCGGTCGGCTGGGTCCAGCAGGTGCTCGTCAACCGGCGGACTGGCTTCGTCGTCGACGGCCACGCCCGGGTGGCACTCGCCCTCTCCCGCGGCGAGCCGACCGTGCCGGTGCTGTACGTCGACCTCGCGCCGGACGAGGAGGCCCTCGTCTTCGCGACCCTCGATCCGATCGGCGCGATGGCCGGGCGCGACGACGAGAAGCTCAAGGCGCTCCTCGCGGACGTCACCGTCGACGACGCCGGCCTCCTCGCGCTGCTCGGCGACCTCGGCGGCCATGAGCCGAAGGCCGGGCTCACCGACCCCGACGAGGTCCCCGAGCCGCCCGATGAGCCGTACGTCAAGCCCGGGGAGCTGTACCGGCTCGGCGACCATCGGATCCTGTGCGGCGACGCGACGGACCCCGATGCCGTCGCTCGACTCCTCGACGGGGCGGCACCGACCCTGCTCGCGACCGACCCGCCCTACGGCGTCCAGCTCGACCAGACCTGGCGCGACGGCGTCTACAACGGCCCGCGCAAGCGGGTGAAGGGCTGGGGCGTCGTCGCCGGCGCGGCGAAGCCGTACATGATGGCCGAGGCCCCCGAGGACGCCGAGGCCCCGAAGCCCAAGCGCGGCCACCACACCGCCGGCCACCGCAACACGTCGATCAGCATGGACGTCCGGGCCGACTGGTCCGAGGCGTTCGCTCTCGTGCCGTCGCTCCGGGTTGGCTACGTCTGGTACGCGAGCATCCACACCCTCGAGGTCCTGTCGGGCCTCGAGCGGATCGGCTTCGAGCTGGCCGGCCAGATCATCTGGGACAAGGGCCTCTTCTCGGTCGGACGCTCCTGGTACCACTGGGCCCACGAGCCGTGCGTTGTCGTCCGCCGGCCGGGCGTGCCGAACCTGTTCATCGGCGAGCGCGACCAGTCGACGATCTGGCGAGCGCCGTCGCCGAAACGGATCGGCGGCGGGAGCAAGGAGCACAAGGAGGACCACCCGACCCAGAAGCCGGTGCTCCTGTCCGAGATCCCGATCCGCAACCACCTCCGTCCGGGCGAGGCCGTCTACGAGCCCTTCTCGGGTTCGGGCACAACGCTGATGGCCGCCGAGACCCTCGGTCGCCGCTGCTACGCGATGGAGATCGACCCCAAGTACGTCCAGGTCGCCCTCGAGCGCTGGCAGCGCTTCACCGGCAAGACCGCGGAGCGCGTCGATGGGTAGGAGGGGGCCGGCCCCGGTGCCGACGAAGGTCATGCGCCTGCGGGGCGAGACCCGCCCCTCGCGGCTCAACCACACCGAGCCGCTGCCCCGGAGCGACCTGCCGCGGATGCCCGCCGACATGGACGCCGACGCCAAGGTCGTCTGGCGCCGGGTGCTGCGGGACATGGGCCCGACCGGCGTCATCCGTGCTGCGGACGCCGACGTCCTGCGCTGCTACTGCGAGGCCGTCAGCCGGTACGCGGCCGCGGCCCGCGTGTACGGCCAGACCGGGCCGCTCGTCCGGGGCCGGCACGGCGCGGAGCTCGTCAAGAACCCGCTCCACCAGGTCGTCCGCGACAACGCCGACGAGGTCCGCCAGTTCGCCCGCGAGCTCGGCCTCTCGCCATCGGCCAGGGTCGGCCTCCGGATCGAGCCCGAGCGCGCCCACGACTCGCTCACCGCCGACATCGGGCTCCCGCCGCGGCTTCGGGTGGTCGGCGATGTGGGCTGAGCGTTGGTCCCCGATGCCCTCACCGGCGGCCCCCACTTCGCCGCGTACTGCGAGCGCTACATCCGCCACACGAAGGGCCGCTGGGCCGGCCGACCCCTCGTCTACGAGGACTGGCAGCGCGAGTTCTGGTGGGAGGCGCTCGAGTTCGACCCGGCGACCGGTCTGCGGATCTACAACGAGGTCGGCCTCGGCGTCCCGCGCAAGAACACAAAGTCCACGATGGCCAGCGCCGCCGGCTTGTACATGCTCGACGCTGACGGCGAGCCCGAGCCCGAGGTCTACGTCGCCGCGGCCGCCCGCAACCAGGCCGGCATCGTGCTTGGGCAGGCCCGGAGCATGGTCAGCCGCAGCCCGCTCCTGCTCGACCGCCTCGTCCCCCACCGCTACGTCATCGAGTGCCCGCGCAACGGCGGGATCATGCGGAGCCTCAGCTCCGACGCCGCCCTCCAGCACGGCCTCAACCCGTCGGCCAACATCGTCGACGAGCTCCACGCCCACAAGAGCGCCGAGCTGTACACGGCACTCACCACTGGCACCGGCGCTCGAGAGCAGCCCTTCACGCTCTGGATCACGACGGCGGGCGTCGCGGGCGAGGGGATCCTCGCCGAGCTGTTCGAGTCGATGTTCACCGGATCGGGCGAGCTCGAGGATCGCGGCTCGCTGCTCATCTACCGCGACCGCGTCAACGGCACCCTCATCTACTGGTACGGCGCTCCGCGCGACGCCGACATCGAGGACCCCGCGGTCTGGTACGCCGCGAACCCCGTCAGCTGGCTGCACGACGGCAAGTACCTGGGCGCCCAGTTCGCGCGCCTCCGGGCCCGTGGCGCGCTCCTCGAGTGGCGCCGCTACCACCTCAACCAGTTCGTCGGGTTCGAGGACGCCTGGCTCCGCGACGGTGCCTGGCGCGACACGACCGGCGACCTGCCGCTCAACCCCGCGCTCCCGATCGGCGTCGGCATCGACCGCAGTCCTGGCGGCGAGCAGGGCGCGATCGCGGTTGCCCAGCGCCAGGGGGAGCGGGTCGTGGTGAGGGCCCAGGTGTTCGCGCCCGAGTCGACGACCGGCGTCGCGTCGAGCGAGGCGATGCGCGTCCGCCTGCGGGAGCTGCGCGCCGCCTACCCGGCGCCGCAGGCCCGCGACGAGCGGACGAAGCGGGCGCTGCCCGGGCCCGCCTTCGCGTACGACCGCCAGGCGTTCGGCGAGTCGGCCGAGATGCTCGGCCACGACGGGCTGAACATGGTCGAAGTCCCGATGACGGCCGCGGTCCTGGGCCCGCCGTCCACGCTCGCCTACGAGCTGATCACGACCGGGCGCCTCGTCCACGAGGCCGACCCGATTCTCGCCGAGCACGTCGCGAACACGACCGCGGTCCTCACCGACCGGGGCATGAAGGTCACCCGGTCCAAGCACGGCTCGACGCGCCCCAACGTCGCCGCGGTCGCGATGGTCCGGGCGATCGCCATGGCCATGCTCGAGCCGCCCCCGGCGCCCAAGCCCCGCGTCATCGGGAGCTTCCGATGATGGCCCGGCTAGAGCTCCACGAGGCCAGCTGGCGTCGAGCGAAAGCCACAGGCCTCGTAGAAGGGCACCAGGTCCTCGTCGTAGTCGGCGTGGAGCCATTCGCGGCCTGCGTTCCTGGCTTCCCGCTTAGCGACTGCCAAGAGTTCGCGCCCGATGCCGCGGCGGCGTGTCCGCTTCGCAACGAGGGTGTCAACGATGAAGGCGTGGACACCACCGTCCCAGGGGACGTTCACGAAACCGACCAGAGTGTCCTCGTCATCTCGCGCAACCACCCAACCGAGACTGTGGCGCTCCACCTGCACACGCCAGTCATCGCTGAGGGGTCGGTGGCCGAAGCCTTCAGCGTGAAGCGCGTTCAGTTCGTCGTTCGTGAACTCGCCCCGCCACTCGTATCGGGTCGCATCCATTCGCTGAGTCGTCATTCCGTCATGGTAGGGGGGCAGGGCTGATGGCCGCCCCTGGCAGCGTGGCCGTCGGCAGCCCCGAGTGGTGGCTCGACCGGCTCGGCCGCCGACTCACCGAGCGGGCTGGCCGAGCGACGTACACGCGGGTCGGCCGCGACGACGTGGGCACGGAGCGCCGCCTCGTCGACGCGACCGGGATGGCGCTCTACCAGGCCTACTACGAGGGCCGCCACCGCGAGACGTACAAGATCCGTCGGGTCATCGAGGCGTTCGGGCTGCGGATGCCGATCTACGTCAACTACGCGGGAGTGGTCGTCGACTCGATCAGCGAACGCCTGGGCGTCGATGGCTTCACGTTCGGTGGCGACGACCGCGCGAGCGAGGCCGCCTGGGAGATCTGGCAGGACAACAATCTCGACGCGGGCTTCAAGCGCGGCATGCGGAGTGGCCTCATCAAGGGCGAGTTCAGCCTCGTGCTGTGGCCCAACGAGGACTGGAGCCCGCGGATCTGGGTCGAGGACGGGGCCGAGGTCATCACGTCGGTCCACCCCGAGACCGGGGTGCGGCGGGCGGCGCTCAAGCGCTGGGCCGACGAGGACGAGCCGGGCGCGCTGTTCGCCACGCTGTTCCTGCCCGACGCCGTCTACAAGTACCGGACCCCGTCCACCGCCAACACCGCGGGTGCGGAGCTCGCGACCCTGGGCGGCACGGCCTGGGGGCGCCGGATCGTGCCGGGCGAGCCCTGGCCGCTGCCCAACCCGCTCGGGGTGGTGCCGGTCATCCCGTTCCCCAACAAGCCCGACCTCCACCTCGTCGGCGAGTCCGAGCTCGGCAAGGTCGTGCCGATCCAGGACGCGATCAACGCCAACATCGCGAACGTCATGCTGGCCGGGCTGTACGGGGCCTTCCGCCAGAAGGTCATGCTTAACCTCGCGCTCGAGGTCGACCCGGCCACCGGCGCCCCGGTCCAGCCGTTCGATGTGGCCCTCGACTCGCTCATCACCGTGCCGCCGAATGCACCGGGCGAGCCCGAGCCGCGGCTTGCCGAGTTCAGCCAGACCGACCTCGCGGGCTACATCGCCGTCCACGAGACGCTCGTCCAGGCGATCGCGACCGCGAGCCGGTTCCCGCCCCACTACCTGCTCGGCACGCAGGGCACCTTCCCGTCCGGCGAGAGCCTCACCGCGGTCGAGCGCGGCATCAGCGCGGTCGCGGGCGAGCGGGGCGACGACTGGAAGGACCCGCTCGAAGACGCCATGCGTCTCGCCTTCCGGATCAAGGCACGAGCGCCCGGCAACTCGGCCGCGGCCGCGGCCCGCTACGAGAAGTGGGCGGCGATGACCGGCGCCGAGGCCGCGTTCCGGAACCCCGAGACGAAGTCCGAGTCCCAGCACGTCGATGCCGTGACGAAGAAGAAGGACCTCGGCGTCCCGCGCCGCCAGCTGTGGACCGAGCTCGGCTACAGCCAGCAGCAGGTCCTCGACTGGGAGGCCGAGCTCGCGGCCGCGCCGCCGGAGCCACCTCCGCCCGCCATCCCCATCCCGAGGCCGATTGACACGCAAGGAGGCGCGCAGCCACCCTCATGAGCGAACCGACTACTTCTGCGGGCGCAACGCCCGCCGCGGGAGGCGCAACGCCTCCCCAGACGCCGCCGGCGGCTAGCGCGCCGGCCTCGACCCCGCAGGCTCAGCCTGCGTCGACCTCGCCCGAGGATCCATCCGCGCAGGACGTATCGGGCCTCGGCGACGCCGGCAAGCGGGCCCTCGACGCGATGAAGGCCGAGCGCAATGCCGCCCTCGCCGCATCGAAGGCCGCCGAGCGGGAGCTCGACCAGCTCCGGACAGCCTCGCTCTCCGAGAACGAGAAGGCGATCGCCGCCGCGCGCAAGGCCGGCGCCGACGAGGTCACCGACCGGCTCCACGCGAGGGTCCGCCGGGCCGAGACCAAGCTCGCGCTCGCCCGTGCGGGTGCGCTGCCCTCGCTCATCGAGGACCTCGCCAACGCCGCCGAGTTCGCGGCTCTCGTGGTCGACGACACCGACCAGGTGACGGGGCTCGACGACGCGCTCAAGGCACACCGCTCGCGGGTGCCCGATGCGTATCGGACGCCGACGACGCCCGGCCCGGGCTCGGTCGACGGCGGGCCTCGTGCGCCAGGAGCGCCGCGGGCCACCGATCTCGCGACCGCCGTCGCGGCCCGGCTCGGCGCACGAACCGGCTAACACCGCCCGCCCGAAGGGGAGGGCTCGAAAGGAGACCACCACATGCCCGTCACCCTCGCCGAGGCGGCACTCAACACCCAGGACGACGTCGACCGCCTCGTGATCGACGAGTTCCGCAAGCAGTCGGCCCTGCTCGACAGCCTGCTGTTCCACGACACCGTCAACCCGATGGGCGGCGGCTCGACCCTCACCTACGGCTACCACCGGGTCATCACCGAGCGGGCCGCCGCCTTCCGCGCGATCAACGCGGAGTACACCCCGGCCGAGGCCGCCAAGGACCGCTTCACGGTCGACCTGCGGCCGCTCGGCGGCGCGTTCCAGATCGACCGCGTCCTGTCCGACCTCGCCCGCGGTGCCGAGACCGCGTTCCAGCTCGAGCAGCTGGCCAAGGCGACCCGGACCAAGTTCACCGACGAGCTCATCAACGGCGACACCGCGGTCAACCCCGACGGGTTCGACGGCCTCGATGCCGCGCTCACCGGGACGTCGACCGAGATCGCGGCCTCGATGCTCCCGGGCGGTGGCGACTGGACCGACTTCGACGTCGCCGCCACCAGCTACATGAAGGCCCTCGACGCGATCGACCAATGGCTCTCCGTCCTCGACGGGCCGCCCTCGGTCATCGTCGGCAACAGCCTCGCGATCGCCAAGTTCCGCGCGGTCGCGCGGCGCGCGAATCAGTACGTCGAGCGCCCCGTCGAGGGGCTGACGAGTGGTTCGGGCGCGCCGATCCGTCGCGAGTTCTACGGCAACGCGCTGCTCGTGGACGCGGGCGCGAAGGCTGGCTCCAACACCCCCATCATCCCGGTCACCCTGGGACTCACCGACCTCTACGCCTACCGGGTCGGCCTCGACGGCTTCCACGGCGTCACGGTCTCGGGCCAGCCGCTCGTCCGGACCTGGCTGCCCGACTTCACCGAGGCGGGCGCCGTCAAGACGGGCGAGGTCGAGATGGGCCCGCTCGCGGTCGCGCTCAAGGCGACGAAGGCGGCCACGGTCCTCCGCGGCGTGCAGGTGGCGTGATGGCCACCCGCACGGTCACCGCGCCCGACCCGGGCTTCGGTGGAGCCCGGGCCGGCGTCGTGTTTCGCGACGGACGGGGCGAGGTCGACGCCGACGACGCCCCGGCCCTCGCCTACTTCGAGCGTCATGGCTACGCCGTCGACACCCCATCGCCTGCGCGGCGAGGCCGGCCGACGGCGAAGGCTCCCGAGGCCGAAGCCGCGGAGCCCGCCGAGGCGGATCCGGCGGACGGAGCCGCATGACCCTGCTCGACCCGGACCACGTGGCCGCCATGATGTCCCCGGGCATCGAGGCGGCCGACCTCACGCTCGTCATCGAGCGCGAGGAAGACTGGCTTGCCAACGACCCGGTCGATGGGATCGGCCAGTTGGTCGGCGAGCGGGTCGACACAGTCTGGGTCACGCCGGGCGACGACCGGCCCCTGCTCCTGCGCCGCCCGACCACCGCGGTCGAGGTCGTGGACGGCGGGCTCGCGCTCGCCGCCGACGGCATCCGGCTGCTCGGCGGCACGCGGGTCGAGCCGGTCGGTGCCTGGCGCGGCCCCACGGTCACGATCACCTCCACGCCCAGTGATCAGTCCGCGGTTGAGCGGGTGCTCCTCGAGCTCGTCCGCCTGACGCTCTCGGCGAGCCCCTACCAGCAGGAGTCGTCGGACGGCCACGCCTACACGCGCCCGGCCGACCAGGGCGTGACTCGCTCGCGGCTGGCGCGGTCACTGTGGCCGCACCGGGGCGCGATAAGCACGCGGCTCCGCACCGGCCTCGAGGCAGGACGGGTAACCGCATGACTGGTGTCTTCGTCCCGATCGTCGACGCCGTGCGCGCCCTCCTGCCGCTGCCGACCGGCTTCACCGCGGACGACGCCGCCACCGAGCCGACGCTGCCGAAGCCGCGGCGGCTGTACGTCTGGCCGCGCCGCCTCGCGCCCCAGCGGGTCGAGGAAGCGAACGGCCGGTTCGACGAGGCAGGCGTCCGGCTGCGCGTCCTCTACACGGTCGGCGCGAAGGGCGAGCCCCGGGCCCAGCGCAACGACCGGGCCGTGACCCGGGCCCTCGACGCGATCGTGCCCGACGTAGTCGCGGCGATCGCCGCACATCGGCGCGGCGACCTGTGGTGGGACCTGTTCATCGAGAGCGTGGTCCCCGATGCCGTCCGGACCGCGGACGTGCGCGGTCTGGGCTTCGACCTCGTCGTCCGGATGGAGGCGGCCTGATGACTAGCGCCACGGCGCGCTTCCGCTCGCCCCGCCAGCCCGCCCACTACGTCCGGGCCGGTCGCGGCTACAAGTTCGTCGGCGGCCGCCTGGCGGTCAGCGCCTCCGATGCGGAGCACATCCGAGCCTACGCGCTGGCCCAGCCGTCGCTCGGGATCGTCGAGGAGCCCACGCAGCGTGCCCCGCGCAAGGCCAAGGCATCGGAGCCCGAGCCGTGAGCGGCCTGCGGATCACGCGCGTCGCCTGGGACGCCGACCAGGCTCTCGCGGCCGGCGAGCAGCTCGGCCGACAGGCGACCGAGCGCGGCGGGGAGCACCTCCTTGCCGCAGCCGGACGACGCGTCCCATATCGGACCGGTGCGTTGGCCGCCAGTGCTCGGCTCGTCGCCGGCGAGGACGGTGTCGCGGTCGGCTACACGGCCCGCCATGCCCGGTTCGTCCACGCACATCCCGAGTGGCAGTTCGCCGGCGGCCGCTCGGGTCGCTGGCTCGAGGAGTCCCTCGCCGCCGAGGCCGGCGCGACGGGCCAGCTGATCGCCGACACACTCCGCTCGGGCTGGCCGGGCTGAGAGGAAAGGAGACCGACCATGGCTGTGACCAAGATCCCGGCCCGCGACTTCACGATCGAGATCGACTCGGCCTACCCGGGCACGCCGGCGTGGACGCCGATCGGCGGCCTCAACTCGCTCACTCCCTCGCCCTCGACGAACCGGGCCGATACGACCGACTTTGACTCCAACGGCGCCGCTGAGCACCTGGTCATGGAACGCGGCCTCGAGTTCACGATCGCGGGCCACCACCTCGAAGACGCCCTGACCGGCGACCGCGACCCGGGGCAGGCGGCGGTGGAGGCGCTGGCCCGAGCGGTCGGCCTGGCGGCCCTGGGCTCCTTCCGGGTGACGAGCCCCGGCGGCAACGTCGATTCGTTCCTCGCCTCGGCCGAGGTCACGACCGCGGGCGGCGGCCACAACGACCCCGCGGCGTGGTCGGCCAAGCTCACGATCTCGGGCGCGGTCACGCACGCCTGATGGCCGCGCCTGACCCGCTCCTCATCGACTTCGACGCCTACCGCGCCGAGCAGCAGGCGCGCCCGCTCCTCATCCGGGTCGGCGGCCAGGACTACGCCTTGCCGTCGAGTCCGCCCGCATCGGTCGCGCTCCACGGGATCCGCCTGGCCCGCAGCGGCGCGACGAGCGTGGCGGCGGACGAGGTCGCCAACCTCGCCGAGGGCCTGTTCGGCACAGCCGTGCTCGACGAGCTCGTGCGGGTCCATCGGCTCACGGTCGTCGAGCTCCAGGCGCTCATCAGCCGGGTGATGGATGCCTACGCCGCCGAGGCCAGCCCACCCCCAAACCGGGCGAGCCGGCGGACGCGGCGCCGGACCCCTTCGACCTGATGGCGAGCTGGGCGCTCGTCGAGGCGGACTTCATGCGCGAGTACGGGATCGACCTCGTGACCGAATTGTCGCGCCTCACGCTGCGCCGGTTCATGGTCCTCGTCCGCGGGCTCGGGCCTGGCAGCGCGGTCGCCGCCCGCCAGGCAGCGCGCCACTACATGGGTGGCGGGGCGTCGCGGATGGCGCGGACCCCGGCTGAGTCGGAGGCAGCACTCGCCGGCTTCTTCGGCCGGCCGCCCGGGCGGGTGAACTAGCCGTGGCCAGCGGCATCTCGGTCGGCGCGCTGTACGCGACCCTGCGGCTCGATCGGAGCAAGTTCGATGCCGACGTCCGGGGCTCGAAGGGCCTGTTCGGCAGCCTCGCCGATGCCGCCAAGAGCTCCGCCCTCCTCATCGCCGGCGCGCTCGCGACCGCAGCCGCCGGGGTCATTGCCTTCGGGATCGCCTCGATCGGCAACGCCCAGGACCAGGAGAAGGCCTGGGGCCGAGTGGCTGCCGTGTTCGGCGCCTCGGGCGACGCCGTCAACCGCTGGGCGGAGCAGTCCAGCCGCGCGCTCGGGGTCGCCGACGACCAGCTCGAGATGAGCGTCGCCAACTTCGCCGAGTGGGCCAAGAACGCGGGCGTGTCGACCGCCGCCGCCACGGAGGCCGCACAGGCGATGGCCGTGCGAGCGAGCGAGATCTCGCTCGCGACCGGCAAGAGCTACGACGAGGTCTTCGGCGCGCTCCAGAAGGGCGCCTCGGGGTCGCTCAAGGGCCTGAAAGAGTTCGGCGTCGCGATCGACACGAACGCGATCAAGCAGCAGGCCCTCACGATGGGTCTGTGGGACGGCACGGGAGCCCTCGACGCCAGCGCCGCGGCGCAAGCCCGGTCGGCGCTGATCCTGCAGCAGACGACCGCCTACCAGGAACAGGCCGCCGGCATGACCGGCACCCTCGCCGACAGCCAGCGCAAGTTCGGCGTCATCGTCGATGAGGTCCAGGACACCGTCGGCGCCGCCTTCATGAACGTCGCCGAGGTCGTCCTGCCGGCCTTCCTCGAGGCGTTCACCGCGGTGTCCGACTGGGTCACCTCGGTCATCCCGACCGTCCAGGCGACGCTCGGTGCGTTCCTCGATGGCACGAGCGGCGGGATGGCGGTCATCACCGACACGATCCTCCCGGCGCTCGGTACCGCGTTCGAGTGGCTGACGACCAACATCCTGCCGCCCCTGCAGAGCATCTTCGCGACCTGGGCCGAGAACGTCCTGCCGGCCCTGCAGCGCGCCTTCGCCTTCGTGCAGGGCTGGATCTCCGACAACTGGCCGCTCATCAGCAAGGTCGTGGGCCAGGTCGCGGGCTTCGTGAAGAGCGCGATGGACGCCGTCGCCGAGGTGTTCAAGGCCGTGATGCCGGTGATCACGAAGGTCGCCGACGTCGCGTTTCCGGTGGTCGGCGCCGCCGCGAGCGTGCTGCTCACCGTGATGTCGACCGTGTTCGACGCGATCGGCGTGGTGTGGCAGACCGCCTGGGGCGCGGCGACCGCGGTCGCCAAGGGCATCGGGGATGCGTTCGAGGGTCTGCGGCGCGGGATCAAGGTCGTGTGGGACGGGATCACGGGGATCGTCAAGGGCGCGATCAACACGGTCATCGACGCCGTCAACGGGATGATCCGGGCGCTCAACGGCATCCAGATCCACATCCCGAAGGTGGGCGTCGGGGACGTGGCGGTGGGTCCGTTCGACTGGAACGGGCTCAACCTCGGCACGATCCCGCGGCTCGCCACCGGCACCCGCGACTTCGGCGGCGGCTGGGCGATGCTCGGCGAACGGGGACCGGAGCTCGCCCGCCTGCCGCGGGGCACCGACGTCTTCACGGCTGCCCAGAGCCGCGACCTGCTCGCCGGCGGACCCGGTCGCGCAGGCCCGCTCATCGGCAGCCAGACGATCTACGGCGTCCAGCCCGGCGACGTGGAGCGCGAGACCCGCCGCGCCCTCCGGCGCGCCGCGCTCGCCTGGTCGCTCGGGGGCACCTGACGGTGGCCACCCTCGTCGAGTGGTTCCCGGCCGACGGGTCGGATCCCGTCCGGTTCACGACCTGCCCCACGGCGCCGCTCCGTCTGCTGCGCCTCGAGGGGACGGAACCCGTGGCGGTCGAGCCCGTGACGATCAAGTCACCCAACCAGCCCGGTGCGACCGCGGTCGACGTCGTCGTGCCGCCCCGCGTCGTGACGCTCGGCGGGCTCCTCCAGTCGGCCACCCCGGCCGCGGCCTGGGACCTGCGCGCGGGCCTGCTGCGCTCGCTCGCCCAGCAGCCGACGCGCCTGGGCGAAGCGTACGGCCTCGGGCGCCTGCGGGTCACCCTCGACGGCCGCCAGCCGCTCGAGCTCCGGGCACTGCCGCGCAGCTCGTCGGTCGAGCGCCCCACCGGCACCAAGGCGATCGCCCCGTTCGACATCGAGTGGCTCGCCCCCGATCCCTACTGGCGCGCCACCGCGGACACGCAGGTGCTGTTCACGGGCGCCGGCGGCTTCGGATTCGCCGTGGAGTTTCCGCTCGAGATGACCTCGAACAACGTCGAGGTCGAGATCGCCAACCTCGGCGACGTGGACGCGCCGATCACCGCGCGCCTGTACGGCGACGTCACAACCGCCCGCATCCGCAACCTCACCACCGGCGAGGAGCTCGAGCTCAGCGGGCAGATCAACGCCGGCGAGTACGTCGAGGTCAGCACCGCCTTCGGCGACAAGCGGGTCGAGCAGGTCGTCATCGCGACCGGTGCGCGGACGGCGGTCATGGACCGGATCAACCTCGCCAAGCCCGACTTCTGGGCCCTTCGCCCGGGGCTCAACGTCGTGACCTTCGAGGCGGACGTCAACGTGAGCGGCCGGGCCGAGCTCTACTGGCGCCAGCGCCAGAGCGGGTTCTAGCCGTGACAAGGGCGTACGTCCTCGATCCGGTCACCCGCGCCACGCTGGGGCTTGTCGACCAGAGCTGGGAGCGTCTGTCCTATGTGCGCCGGTACGTCGCGATGGACACATTCGAGCTCGTGATCAACCGCACGAGACTCTGGGCGAGCGAGCTCGCCACCAAGCGCCTCCTCTACCTGCCCGACGAAGGCGATCTTGTGTTCCTCATCGAGCAGATCGCGAGTGTCGCCGAGGGGAGCACGCGCAACGACGAGATGACCGTCACCGGGCGCTCGCTCGAGGGGATCGCGATGGCCGAGCGCCTGGTCGAACCGCCAGCGGGCGAGAGCCACGACCGCCAGACCGGGGTGGCCGCCGAGACCGCGATCAAGCACTACCTCCGCTCACACGCCGCCGACCTCGCCGCGCCGGCCCGGGCGGTGCCCGGGCTCGTCGTCGCCGCCGACGCGGCCCGCGGCCCGACCGTCACCGTCAACGGCCGCTACCAGAGCGTGCTCGACCTCGTCCGCGAGATCGGCCTCCTGGCGGGCCTCGGCTGGGAGATCACGTACGACGCAGGATCCGGCGACTTCCGCTTCGACGTCACCGACGGCGTCGACCGCACGGCGTCAGTGTTCTTCGACTTCGCGTTCGAGACGCTCGAGCGATGGGAGGAGCTCGATTCGGTCATCGACGCCAAGACGGTCGCGGTCGTCGCAGGCCAGGGCGAGGGCACGGCGCGCGACCTCGTGACGCGCTGGTCGGGCAGCGAGCCAACCGGCTTCGAGCGGCGCGAGGCGTTCCTCGATGCCCGCGACGTGGAGCTCGGCGAGACGACCGTCCTGGCGCAGCGCGGCGACGCGTTCTTGGCGTCGACCGGGGTCGAGACGAGCCTCGAAGCCGACGTCCACCAGTACGGCGGCTTCCGATACGGCGAGCACTGGGACGTCGGCGACCTCGTCACCGTCCGCAACGCCGAGCGGGGCCTCGCCTACGCCGCCAGGGTCGTCGAGGTCGCCAAGACGTTCGAGCGGAGCGCCGCCGCGCCGAGGATCACCGCCGTTCTTGGACGCCCGTTCCCGACGCTCGCCTCGCAGGCGTCGGCGGGGCGCGCCGCGGCGACCGCCGACGGCGCGGTGAGCACGGCATCGGGTGGCGTCCCCGTGGGCTCGGTCGTCCTCTGGCCCGCCGCTGCGCCGCCGACGGACTGGCTCACGTGCGACGGGGCGTCGCTCCTGCGCTCGGCGTATCCGGCGCTGTTCGCCGTCCTCGGCACGACCTACGGCGCTGCCGACGGGACGCACTTCAGCCTCCCCGACTACCGGGGTCGCGTCCCCGTCGGCCTGAAGGCCAGCGACGCCGACTTCGACACCCTCGGCGAGACGCCGGGCGCGAAGACCGCGACCCCGTCGGCCCACGCGGTCACCCAGCCTGCTGCCCACACCGTGACCCAGCCCGCCGCCCACGCGAACCACGTCGTGACCCAACCGTCGGCGCACGCCGCCCTGGCGCACAGCGCGCACGCGGGCACCGACGTGTCGTCGCATGCGGGCACGGCCGTCGCGGCGCACGCCTCCCACGCGCACGAGCTGCCGTTCGTGATCGATGACACCCACGCGATCAGCTCGATCGATCAGGGCGTGTTCGGGACCGGGACGGCCCGAACGCGCGACTGGACGGCGTCCGTGTCGAACGTCTCGGGCTCGTACGCGGTGGCCAAGTCGCAGGCCGTGGGCGCTGGGTCGCACTCGGTGACCCAGCCGTCCGACCACACGGTGACCCAGCCCGCGGCACACAGCGACCACGCCGCGCAGAGCCACGCCGGGACCGCGGTCGACGCGCACTCCGCGCACAGCGGCACCGCGGTATCGGCGCACACCGGGACCGCGGTCGGCGACCACGCGGCGGTGGCGGTCGTGCAGCCCTCGATCGTCGCCAACTACATCATCCGAGCAGCCTGAAGGAGCACGCCGATGGCCCAGCGCAGCAGGTTCTTCGACAGCTCCGGCGGCGACCGGATCTACACCAGCGACGCCTGGGCGCAGGTCATGGGCGCGATCATCGGCGACGGGGTCGTGGCGACCGGCAACGAGCTCGCGCTGGCCGAGGCGAGCCCGCCCGCGATGAGCGTCCGGGTGAACACGGGCAAGGCGTTTATCGGGGGCTACTACTTCGAGGTCCATACGGGGCAGGAGACGCTGGCGATTGCCGCGGCGCACCCGACGCTCGCCCGGATCGACCGGGTCGTCGTCCGCCGCGACCTGGCCGGCCGGACCGCGGCCCTTGCCGTCCTGGCCGGGACGCCGGCCGCCTCGCCGACGGCGCCTGCCCTCACGCAGGTCGCCGCGGGCGTCTGGGAGATCGCCCTGGCACAGGTCGCCGTCGCGCCGGCGGCGGCCTCGATCGTCGACGCCAACATCACCGACGAGCGGGGCCCGCGGGCGACCGGCACCGACATCGAGAACCTGCAGGGGGAGCTGCTCGACCCGACGACCGGCCACCGCCACGAGGGCACGGCCGGCACCGGGCGTAAGGTCCGCCACGCCGATCTCGAGGGCATCACGACCGACAACCACCACGCGAAGTCGCACACGCATAGCGGCGATGGGTCCGGCAGCGTCGCCCACGCGGCGACGACGGGGATCAGCGCGACCGACCACCACCCCGCGGCCGCGGCAGGCCCCGACGCCAACGTGACGGTCGACGCGGCTGGCGCCGCCGGCACGGCCGCCACCTTCGCCCGCTCGGCGCACGGCCACCAGGTCGCGACCTCCGGCGCGACGCCAGCCGACGTGGCGGTGGCGGGAGCCGCCGGGGCGTCGGGTGCCCTCGCCCGCGCCGCGCACGTCCATGCCCACGGCTCGGGCTACCTGCCCGACGCGCACCACCCGCAGGTCCACGCCCTCAACAGCCACACCGGGACCGCCGACGACATCGGCGCCTGGGCCCAAGGCTCGGCGGGAGGCGGGGCGGCGGGGGTGAAGGTCTGGGTCGGCACGACCGATCCCGGCGCGTCGGCGGCCGAGGGCGACATCTGGGTCAAGAAGTAGGGCGGGAGAGACGACGATGCCGACCGCGGGCTACACGGCCGAACCCGACTACGGCTCCGAGTGGTGGGGGTCGGGCGTCGAGAACCAGCACTGCACGGCCGTCACGATGCCCGAGGCCGGGCGGATCACGCGGATCGGCGTCTGGCTCCGCGGCAAGGACGCCTCGTGCTCGTTCCGGGGCGTGGTGTGGAACAGCACCCGCAACACCGTCCTCGGCCAGACGGCCCTCCAGACGGCGTCTGGCGCTGCGCTGGCCGTCGGCGCGTCGCTCAAGTACGAGGCCGCCGTCGCCACGCCGTTCGATGTGGCGGCGGGCACGATCTACGTCGGCTTCACGCGCAACCCGACCGGCGCCATGCAGTTCGGGTTCGACAACACCGGCTCCCACTACGACGACGACAACGGGTCGTCGAACCCGTCCGGCATGAGCGGGGAGTCGTCGCACTCGAGCCGCCGGATGGGCGTCTACGTCGTGTACGAGGTCGGGTCGGAGACCTACGTCCGCCGCTCGGGCGCCTGGGTGAAAGCAGATGCCGTCCAGGTCCGCCGCTCGGGCGCCTGGTCCGACGTCGGCCCGGACGTATATGTGCGGCGTAGCGGGGTGTGGGTGAAGGCGTAGGTAGGTTGCCCTATTGACTTGTGGGTGGCTCGAGCTGAGACGATCGCCCGGGCGCGTCACTTGTGTCCGTGACGCGGGAGGAGGGCGTCATGGTGCGGTCCCGCGTCGCGTCGTACCTGGGCTTGGTCGTGCCCGTCGTGGTCACCTTGGTGGTCACGACCGCTCTCGGGGTCGTGCGGGCAGGGCCCGGGTTCGTCTCCGCGGCATCATCGGCCGACGTCCAGCTCGACACCGCCGCGGATCAGATGGAGTCGACCCTTCGCGGTACGGGCTTCACATTCACGGTGGTGAGCCGCTCGACGCTCCACGCGCGGCCCGATGGCCCGAAGATCGAGGTCCCGCACCCGACTGACCGGTTCGTGACGATCGGTCTCGCCGACGAGTACTACGTCGGCGCCTCGATCGCGACCGGCATCGTCACGCCCGACGGCTACTTCCTCCAGATGCGCCGTGGCCCGGCGACCCCCGACGCTGCACCCGACTTCGAGAAGGCGGAGCCGACCCTCGCGGCGCTGGTGACCGGCGGCAAGACGTTCCGCAACGACGGCGCGGGGTGGTACGCAACCGACACGCCGCCCGGGATCGGGCTCGATCCGCGCACCGTAGCCCTGCTGCCGAAGCTGCTGCGCAACGCGACCGACCCGGCCGCTGGGGACACGAAGCTAGTCGACGGCCTCGCGGCGACGACGGTCGCAGCCCGTGGCAAGGTCGCCGATGCGCCAGGCCTCATGGCGATCGATGCCGAGCCGTTCACTGACCTCGTCGCGCCGATCGAGTTCGCGCTCGACGATCAGGGCCGCTTGGTCGAGCTCCACGCGCTCATGCGCAACACCAACCAGGAGACGTTCGACCTGCTCGTCGACACGGTCATCACGATCTCGTACGAGGACCCAGGCAAGCTCCCAGCGCCAGTCCCGACCTGGAACCCGGCGAGCTGAGGAGGCCCGACTGATGCGCCGTCTCCTCCCGCCCCTGCGGCTCCGGGTCATCGTCCTCTCCGCCGTGATGGTGAGCACCATGGTTGGCCTCGAGGCCGCCCCGCTGCCCGCGCCCGCCGATGGGCGCGCCAGCGCGCCGCTGCCGCTTGGGCTCGGCCCCGACCCGGTGCTGGCGGCGTACTGCGCCTCCAACCCGACGCTGACCGGCCGGCTGACCGCGTCGGCGTCGTCGACCACGGCGGTGAGTCGGATCACGAACGCCAACGTCTACGGCTACATCAGCAACGTGAACAGCGCCTGGTCGTGCACCCTCTACCGTCGCTACAGCGCGATCGCCTGGAACACGACCGCGACGACCGGCCGGTTCAACTGGGGCACCCTCATCAACTCGACGAGCGTCGCCTGCAACTGGGCGGTCGGGTCCACGGACTACCTCAAGGCCAACGACACGGCCGACTGCCCCGACACCGACGCCGAGTACGCGATGCAGGTCACTCTGACCGCCGAGCGCGTCTACCAGGCCGACGTCAACCACAACGGCGTGGGCGACTTCAGCTTCGCCCATGCCGACTGCGACACGACGCCCTACTACGGCGATGAGATCGGCAAGGGCACCGAGGCGAGCCCGGTCAGCTTCAGCACCAGCGCGAGCTACACCGCCAACCGTCCCGGGTCGAACTGCGACCCGATCACCCTCGATGGGACCGGCACCACCCAGACGGTCACCTACGACAAGACGGCTCCTGTCACCAACATCACAGCACCGACTGCGGCGGTCAAGCAGGCGGCCACGAGCTACACCGTGCAGTGGCAGGCGACCGACAATGTCGCCAAGTTCGGCGGCACGAACGACTGGGATCTCCAGCGCCAGATCGCCACCGCGTCGGGCGGCAGCTGCGGCACGTTCACCAACGACACCGCGGCCGGCAACCTCGTATCCGGGACCTCGGAGACCGCCCAGTCCCAGAGCCAGACCGGCCTCGTCCACGCGAAGTGCTACCGCTGGACGCTCGCGGCGACCGACCAGAACGGGAACGCGGCCACGCTCGACACGTCGCCGGCCGTGCTCATCGACACGACCGCGCCGGTGCCAGACTTCGCGACACCCGACGAGGGCAGCACGGTCACCAACGGGACGACGACCTACAACGTCGCCTGGACCGAGTCCGACCCCGAGTCGGCAGTCACGGGTCGCTCGCTCCAGCGCCAACGTGCGACGCTGACCGGTAGCACGTGCGGCACCTTCTCGAATGACGGCAGCGCGGTCACGACCGTCTCGCCGGTCAGCGCGACGCTTGCCGACGGCTATTGCTATCGCTGGGTCCAGACGCTGACCAACGGGGCCGGCACGACCGGTGCCTCGACCTCGGGCACGGTCAAGAACGTCGTCGGCAGCCCATCGGTCGACTTCACGACGCCCAACGAGGGCTCGACGACGATCCAGGCCACGACGAGCTACACCGTCGCCTGGACCGAGACCGCGGGCTCGGGCACGATCAACTCGCGCTCGCTCCAGCGCCAGAAGGGCACGATCGTGACCCCGAACACATGCGCTGGCGTGACCTGGGCGAACGACGGGACCGCTTCGACCGCCGTGTCACCGGTCGCCGTCACCGGGCTCCTCGACGGCACCTGCTACCGCTGGACCCAGACCCTCACGAACTCGAACGGCAAGTCGAGCACGGGCACCTCCGGCAGCGTGCTCGTCGACACGACCGCGCCGGCCGGGTCGATCGTGACGCCCGCCGCAAACGCGCCGCTCGCGGGCGACGTGACGATCACCGGATCGGCGACCGACACAGGGACGTTTCTCAACTACCAGCTCGAGTACGGCGCCGGCACGACGCCGTCCGCGTGGACCACGATTGGGACGTTCACGACACAAGTCGCCGCGGACAATCCGCTCGCAATGTGGTCGACAGGGAACCTGAACGGCGTACATTCCCTCAGACTCACCGTCCGTGACACCGCCGGGAATCCGGCCTACCAGACCACCCGGTTGGTATACCTCGAGAACGCCGAGCGCGGCACCGAGACGTATCAAACGCGCGTCCCCTTCGACCTCGGTGGCGGCTGGGCTTTGGATGTCGGTGTCTCCAACGGCGAGGGTCGGCTCTCTCGAGAGCTGTTCAGGATCCCCTCGTATGGTCCGCCGCAGTCGCTCGGGCTGACGTACAGCTCCCTCGAGATCGGTGCCGCAGGCAAGTTCGGCGTCGGCTGGACCAGCAATCTCACGCAGTACTTGTCATTCGAGTCAGGCTTCGTCGTTTGGCACCGTCCCGACGGTGGCAGGGTCCCGTTTGGGAACATCGGCGGAGCGTGGACCCCTTTGAGGGGCCACTTCGAGGTCCTCGGACCTGGCACGGGGACGTACTCGGTCACGCTCAAGGACCAGACGAAGCTGATCTTCGAGAACAGTGGTGCAGGGCGCTTGACGAAGATCGAAGACCGGTTCGGCAACGCGCTCAATGTTGTATGGGGCGCCTCGTCGGCGACCGCCACCGATGCTTCGGGGCGGGCGACGACCCTGACCATCGACGCCGTGAACAGTCGGATCACAGCGGCCACCGACTCGGCTGGCCGCTCGTGGGGCTTCGGATACACGGGGACCGATCTGACGTCGGTCACAGACCCGGCCGGCAAGGTCACGACGATCGGCTACAACGCGAGCCACCAGCTGACGACCGTCATTCGCTCTCGGAGCCGCGTGTCCGGCCCCCCCGAGACGATCTCCTGGACCGTGGGCTACGCCTCGGGCAAGGCGACTAGCGTGACCGACCCAATCGACGGTGCCGCCGCATCGCCGAACCGCAACAGGTTCACCTATGACGCCGGATCGACGACGGCCGAACTGCTCCAGTCCTATGGGGCGGGCCCGGTTTGGAATGCATCGACCTACCTCATCGACTCACTAGGCCGCGTCACCTCGATGACGGATCCGGAGGGCTTCCAGACCTCGTGGGTCTATGACGCAGACTCGAACGCCACCAGCGTGACCACGCCCATTGACGACACGACTTCTGCGACAACGACATCGGCGTTCGACACCCGGGGCAACCTGGTCTCCGAGTCGGTTCCGTTGGACGCGAGCACGTCGGTTACGACCGTGAACAGCTGGAGCGCGACGAACGACATACTGACGAAGTCCGAGGCCGACAACGATGGAAGCCTCAAGCTTGTCACGAAGTACTCGTACGACGCTGAGGGCCACCTGACCAGTGTCAACGTCAACTGCACGACTTCAGGAACCACGCCACCCGCCGTCGCCGCGAGTTGCACCGGTGCGGGCACGCAGGACTCCGCGACTAACCTCATTACCAGCTATGCCTACACGGCGAACGACCAGCTCGCGTACGAGCAAGATCCGATGGGCCTCGTAACCCGGCATGCCTACGACAACTGGGGCAACGAGACTTCGGTGACCCGGAACTGCACGTCGTCGGGGACGACGCCGCCGTCTCCATTCAGCTCCTGCACCGGATCGGGGACCGCCGACCACCAGACCAACGTCACGACGACGGCGACGTTCGACCAAGCGACAGTCGCCGGCAAAGCCGGTCTCGCGACTCGAACGACGAGCGCCGTCGGCTACGCGAGCGATTACGCCTACGACGCCCTCGGTCGCCTGGTGACCGAGGCGATGCCGGGCGACGCGTCCATTCCGGCGCTGACCCGGACCATGTCCTACGACGAGTTCGGCAACGTGCTGGCGCTCACCGAGTCGTGGACGCCGATCGGCGGTGGCGGGCAGGTCGCGCGAACGACCACGCGGGTCTACAGCGCGACGAACCAGCTCACCAGCGTGACGGATCCGTCGGGCACGGTGAACAGTGCCGTCTACGACGCGGCCGGGAACCAGACGTCGACGACCGAGAACGGCGTCACCACGACCCATTCGTACGACGGGTTGGGACGAGCGACCAGCGATACCACTGACTCGGGAACCACGACCCACGAATACGACGCCGCCGGCCGAGAGACAGTGAAGGGGTTGCCCGAAGGCGGGATCACCAAGTCGACCTATGGGTACACGGGATGGGTGCTGTCCGAGATCACCGATCCGGACGGGCTCGCGCTGACAACGACCCACACCTACGACAAGCTCGGGCACGAGCTAACGGTGACCGACCCAGAGGGTGCGACATCGACCTACACCTACGACCGCGCGGGGCGCCAGATCACGACCACGACCGCGGTAGGTGTCTCGACGAACGTTTACGACCGGACCAACAACACGGTCACCGTCAAAGCCCCCGACGGGACGGTGAAGGGGACGCTCTTCGACCCGCTGGGTCGGCCGACGGACTCGATCACCAACTGCACGAACAGCGGGACGACACCACCGGCCGCCGGCACGGCATGCCTAGGGACGGGAACGCATGACGTCACGACGAACCTCACCACCACCACGTTCTACGATGCTGCCGGGACGACCATCGCCGAGCGCGATGCCCTCGGCATCACCGAACGGATCATCCCCAACGCCCGTGCCCTCACCGGCCAGCAGATCGCAAACTGCACCGACTCCGGGTTGACGCCGACATCCAACCCCAGGGCCTGCGTCGGCGGCGGCACCCACAACGCGACAACGAATGTCGTGACGACAACGACGTATGACGGCACGAGCTCGGTCGTCGGTACGAGCGTCGCCGTCGGTACCGGCGCTCAGGCGACGACGACCACGGCCTACGACGGCGCCGGCCGGGTTCAGGCGGTCCAGGATCCAGCGGGCACGATCACCCGCAACATCTACGACGCCGATGGTCAGGTCGTCACTGCGATCGTCAACTGCACGAACTCCGGCACCACGGTCCCAGCGACGGGCTGGGAGACCTGCACGGGAGCCGGAACGCAAGACGGGACGTTCAACCTGACGACGTCGTACACGTACGACGCTGCCGGCAACAAGGTCTCCGAGACTGCGCCGAACGGCCGGCTGACGACGCTTGCGTACGACTACGACAACCGCCTGATCACGCGCATCGAGAACGACGTCGCGAGTCCTAGCCTGCCGACTGAGGACGTCACGACGAGTTACTACTACGACAGCGCCGGACGGCTCGCGGCCACAGTCTCTCCGACCTCCGACGGATCGTCCTCGACGATCACGCGACAGGTCTCCGATGCGAATGGCAGGGTCGTGCGGGTCATTCGGAACTGCACCCTCGCTGCGCCAGGCGACAATCCAGCCGACTGCGGTGGCCCGAATGGAACCGCGCTCGGAGCACAGACCTTCGAGGCAAACGTAGTCACCGACAATGAGTACGACGCCGCCGGTAACCTCATCAAGGTGACAGCGCCCGATCCGTCCGCCTCGCTGGCTGGCACCGGATCGGTCGTGACTCGATACGCCTACGATGCGGCCAATCGGCTGTGTCGAGTGCTCGAAGGTTCCGCGGTCACCGACCTCGCGTGGGCGTCGGCAGGCTGCTCCGGGTCGATATCGGGAACTGCCACGACCAACTTGTCGACCAGGTACTCGTATGACGGGGCCGGGAACCTGGTGAACCAGACGGACGCACGCGGCAAGGTGTCCCTGTACGGCTACGATCCCGAGGGTCACCTAACCTCGACAACCGACGCGGATGGTGCGACCGTCGTCTGGGCGTACGACGCGCTCGGCCAGAAGATCCGCCAGGAGAACCGGTCCGATCCCACCGGGACGGCGTCCGTGACGTGGACATACGACGGGGCAGGGCGCGTCCTGACCCGGACCGCGGACGGCGCAACAACGAGCTACACGTACGACGCGAATGGAAACAAGCTCACCGCCTCCGTCAACGGTCAGACCATCACAGCCACGTACGACCGGTTGAACCGAGTCGTCAGCGTCGACGACGATGACGCTGACAGCACACCCGACATGACGTTTACCTATTCGCTGACATCCCCTTCCTGGACCGACCCGACCGGTACCTACCTCGTCACCCTCGACAAGTTCGATCGTGCGTTGTCCCTGGATGACCCCGTCAACGCAGCGACCTTCACCTGGTCCTATGGAGCCGACGGCCAAGTGAAGACGCAAGGCGATCCTAACGGCAACTCGACCGCGTTTGGCTACGACGCACTCGGGCGCGAACGGACGCGCGTGACAACAGCCGCGGGTCCTGTGACTCGCGCTCAGTACGCGTGGACCCGGAACCAGGCTGGCCAGGTCCTCTCGGAGGCGTCCACGATCACCGGCGATCCCGCCAACAACACCCGAACCTACACGTACGATTCGATCGGGCGCCTGACTGGGTTCAGCGACGGTACCCCGACCACCTATGGCTGGCAGGAAACGCCGAACCGGTCGAGCGTACAGGTCGGCGCGGGAACGCCTGTCACGACCGCATACAGCAATGCCAACCGGCCAGTCAGCAATTCCCTTGGTGGTGTCTACACAAGCGATGCGGATGGCCGACTGACCGCTCGACCCGACGCGGCGGGCTCCGCCTACCAGCAATTCGAATGGGACGATCTCAGCCGCCTGACCCGCGTCACGGGCCCGACGGGGACCGTGATCGCAACGTACAGCTATGACGCCCTCGATCGCCTGCGGGTTGTTGACTACGGCGGATCCAACAGGATCCGCTTCCGCTACCTCGGCATGACCGCTTCAGCGGTCCAGGTCATCAACGACTCGACGGGAGCCGTCATCCGGCATATCGGCAACGCCTGGACCGGCGAGCACCTTGAGGATTGGGCTCCTGGAGGCGGTGCTCTTCGCGTCTTCGGAACAAACGGCCACCATGACGTGACCTGGACGGCTGGCTCGACGGGCTCGGTCACCGGGACCGCTCGCTACGACCCGTTCGGCACCGCGACGGCCGTGACGGGCTCGATGCCAGACTTCCGTTTCCAGGGCTCGTGGGCCGACAACACCACGAAGCTGAGCTGGGCAGTCACGCGCTGGTACGCGCCTGCTCAAGGCCAGTTCCTCAGCGAGGACACCCTCGTGGGCGAGCCACGGGAGCCCGACTCCCGTCACCTCTACGCCTACGGCGAGGGGGATCCGGTCGGGAAATGGGACCCGGACGGTCGTCGGGGCGGGTCGTGGTCGGCGCATCAGACCGCCGTTCTCCAACTGGCAATGCTCGTCAGGTTGTCCGTCTGGGGCGTCCGCAAGACGACGATCATCACGGCGGACGGTTTCCTTCGCCTGGGCCTGACCCGATGGGTATTGCCGAGCGGCAACCGCCCCGATGTCGCGCGGATCACGTTCTATCCGCGGGGCGGGATGCACACCTGGATCTGGGAGGTCAAGCCGTGGAGCACCTACGGGCGCAACACGGGCATCGGCCAACTGCTCGACTATCTCATCGAAGTCGCGGGGCTTCGGACCACGCGGGTTCACCGGGGATACTGGCTGATCCCGTTCGCGACGCCGAACCGCTATCACGGGAACGAGTGGGTGTTCTCGTGGTCGGGCACCGGAGCCTTCTCGGGGATTCGGTGGTACCGGACGGTGCGGTACGACCGAGTGCGAGTTCCCAAGCCGGTCCCGGTGACTGCTCCCGCTCCGGAACCGGTGCGCGTGAACGTGCCTCAGACCGTGGCAGAAGGCGTGGGCATCGGTGTTGGCGTCTACCTCTTGTACCGTGGCATACGCATGCTTCCCTCGCTGCTACCACCGCTTTGGCCGACCATCCCCGCAAACGTGGCCATTCCGTGACCGCACATGCCTAGATCCCGAAAGGACAGCCACGACCCGGACTACGAGCGTGCGAAGCAGGCCTTCGCCGCGCTCGGGTTCGACCTGGACCGAGACAGCGTCGAGGCTCAGTCACGCAGACTTGGCCTTGACGACCCGGATCCCGACAGTCCATACGCCGGCTGGGATGAGTTCACCCAGGCGGTCTCACCCGGCGAGGTGCGCGACCCCTGGGAAGGCGACGATGTCGACCCTGCCTATTGGAGTCCCGCGCTGCCGGTCGACGTCCTGCAGGACTTCGAGCTGGACCCACTCGAGTTGACCCTCGAGCTTCACGAGCCAGCCAACCGTTCGACTGTCGAGCGCCTGAGCGAGCTCCTCGCCGCCGCGTCGCGAGCCGCCGGAACGGACGCAGATGGACACATCTCGTGGTGGAGTCGGGCTAGCGCGGCTCAGCTTCCGTCAGGCGCGCCCGCTGTTCAGTGGTCTCTCGACGCAGCGTCCGCTGGTCCACGCACGATCGAACGGCTCATCGATTCCCTCGTCCGCGGTATCGTCGCCCTTGAGGTTCGGAGTCGACGCCTTATCGTTGGTCACCTGACCTGACTGGCTCCCCTATTCGAGCCACGCGCTCCAAGCGGCTTCGCCCGTGCGAACGACCGCCAATGGCGCGGTCGTCTTGATCATCTCGGGGCAGCCCTGGTTCAATCCTGCCTCTTGGAGTAACCCGGTCAGGAGGCGGTCTCGATTCGTCTGGCCGGGCCTCGGAGCGGGTCTGGGAGGCTCGAGAGACGCCCATGGCCGACCGTCGGCGACAGTTTGTCCGTCAAGCCGACCTGGCGTCACGACTTCCTCGCCCCCGACAACGCTTGTTGGCGGCCGATTGCGAGCGGTGGGAATGGCGCAGAGATGCTCTCTCGCGGCCCATCCCGTCCACCGTGTATCCGCCGTTGATACGCAACCTGTGGACATCTTCGCCGCCGGCGCCGCAAGATCGTGAATAGAACGCCTGTTCGAACTCCTGCCCCGTCGATAGACTGAACTGCTCGAAGCACTCCTGCTCGCCGGCCAGCCACTCGGCTGAATGACTTCCGGAGGGCCACTTCCCCGTGTTCGAACCCATCAGCGGGACGACTGCGCCCCGCGTCACCCGTGGCCGCCCGGTGACCGGGCAGCAGGTCGGCCGATGAGCCGGTCCGATCCCCTGCTCATGCTGGCCGATATCGCGCTGCTCGAAGCCGAGCGGCCGGACCTCGACGTCGTGCTGATCGCCGCCATCTACCACCACCTCCTCGCGATCGAGGAGCGCCAGCCCACGCTCGACGAGTTCCGCGCCTACGTGGACCGCGTGTCCTGCCTGGGCGAGGAGGCGCTGCGCCAGGAGCTCGAGGTGGTCGACATCGGACGCGGTTGGACCCGGGTGAGGCCCGGCCGCCCTGCGGCGGACGGCACGCCGCGTCCCAGGACCGACGCTGCACCGCTCGACGCACCGAGACTGGGCCGGCCCGGCTGGACGGTCGAGCTGTTCGCCACGCGCTACCAGGCCGCGAAGGCGCGGGCGACGCCCCCGTACACGTATCGCTCGATCGCGGCGCACTTCGAGATGCTCGACGGGACGGTCGGCGCCGATCCGGATCACCTCCGCAAGCTCGTGCGGCGGTACGGCCCGGCACCCGGGTAACGCACCGGACACCCGGCTTTCGCACCGGCTTTCCACCCGGCTTTCGCACCGGACACCCGGATAAGACACCGGGTAAGTCACCGGATTGCGCCCCTGTTTCCACCCGGACCCCGTGCTCCACGCTGCTCGGCGTGATGCACACCTTCACCGTCGCCATCCCCACCGACGCCGCCGAGCGACTGCGCGAACTCGCCCGCCGCGAACGGCGCAGCCCGCGCCAGCAGGCGGCCGTCCTCGTCCTCGCGGCGCTCGATCGCGAGGTGCCCGCGGCGGTACCGCCCCACATCGACGGGGCGCCCGGCTGCTCGTGCAACCCGCGGGACGTGCCGGCCGAGGCGGCTCCGTGACCCGCGTCACCTGGACCGCCGACCGGGACGGCCAGGCCCACGCGGCGATCACCCGCCGCATGCGCACGCCCTGCGGCCGCTGGCCGATCCACCCTCGCTTCGGCTGGCCGGAGACCCGGCCGCGCTGCGCGGTCTGCCTGGCCGCGGTGGAGGAGGTGGTGCCACCGAAGCGCCGCTAGCGACCTTCGACCACCTCCTCTCCTCCCGCAAGAAGGAACAGCCAGACCATGACCGACGACATCATCACCATCAGCGCGGGCGCGCCCGCCAGCGACCTCACCCCCGGCGTCTACGAGGTCACCCTCACCGAGATCTCCGAGCCGCGGACGATCTACCCCCAGTCCGGGCCGAACGCGGGCAAGGAGGTCCAGCTCCGCGACTGGACATTCGCCCTCGAGGACGGCTCCGAGGTCACCGGCTCGGCGTCCGTCGCTTCGGGCCCGAAGTCGAAGACGTACGCCTGGCTGACCGCGCTCCTGGGCGGCACGCCGCCCGCGGTCGGTCAGAGCTACCCCAAGTCCCAGCTGCTCGGCCGCGAGGCGCTCGCGACGATCGCGATCGACGAGGGCGGCTGGGTCAAGATCGCGAACCTGTCGGCCCGCCCGAAGTCGCGGGCGGCGGTTCCGGTCGCGGCCCCCGTGGCGGCTCCGGTCGCCTCGTCGGTCGCGGCTCCCGCGAAGCCCGTCGCCGCGCAGGCGGTCGCCGTCGACCAGCTCCCCTTCTGAAGGCCGAGAGCCGCCATGGGCAGGCTGAGCAGGCGGATCCGCCTCGGCGTCCTCGAGCGCGATGGGTACCGCTGCGTGTACTGCGGCCGGTCGTCGCGCGAGACGGCGCTCGAGGTCGACCACGTTCGCCCGCGTGCCCATGGCGGCTCCGACCATCCCACCAACCTCGTGACTGCGTGCGTCGCATGCAACGGCGGCAAGAGCGATCGGATCGTCGCCCTGCCGAGCCACGCGGCGACGCAGGTGCTCCTGGCGCGTCGGCCGAGCACGCGGGTCCCGGCGCGGCAGTTCGTCCAATCGCCCGCGAGGTGCCAGGGTGAGCATCATCCCGGTCCCTTCGCGGCCAACCTCTACGGCCCCCACAACGCGCCGGCCAGCGAGGTCGCCGTCGTCTGCGCGACGTGCCGGCACATCGTGGCCACGTACCTCCCGGTCGACCACGTCGTCCGCCCGGTGGGCACCCGATGATGCCGGCCGTCCACGTGCCCCGACCGACCGTCGAGGAACGGATCCGCGCTGCGACCTGGTTCGCCGCCCACGGCTTCGGCGTATTCAGCGTCTGGAGCACGGACGCCGACGGGACGTGCCGCTGCCCAAAGGGTCGCGCCTGCGATAACGCGGGCAAGCACCCGATCGGCCGCCAGGGCTTCCTCGGGCACACCTCCGATCCCGGGCGCATCCGGATCCTGCTGTCGGCCGGGTCGGAGCCCAACTACGGCCTCGTCTGCCCCGACGGGGTGTTCGTGCTCGACGTCGACGGCGACGGGGTCGCGCGGCTGGTCGAGCTCGAGGCCACGCTCGGCCCGCTCCCGCCGACGCTGCGCACGAACACGGCGCACGGCCAGCACGTGTTCCTCCGCTGGCCGGCCGACCACCCGCGACCCATCGGCCAGCTGTTCGGCTATGTGACGCGCTGGGGCTCGGGTGCGGGGGCGGGCTACGTGATCGGGCCGCGCTCGGTCCACGCCACGGGCGCTGTCTATGCGCCCGCCAGCGCCGACGTCGAGATCGCCACCCTGCCCGAGGCCTGGGTCCGCGCGGCGATCGCAAAGCAGCCGGTCGACGGGGCGATCACGGTGACCGGGGCGCGGCCCGCGTCGGCGATCGCCGTCGGGCAGCGCCATGCCTACCTGCGCGATCGTGCGCGCCACCTGCGCGGCGTCGGCCTCTCGGGCGAGGCACTGTTCGCCGCCGTCATGGACCTCAACCACCAGCTGCCCGAGCCCAAGTCGGCCGAGGACGTGCGCCGGGCGATCGGCGACGTCGAGGCCAGGTTCGGCCCGGACCCGATCGACCCAGCCACCGGCAGGACGGCCGCGCTGCCCGCCCCCGAGCTCGAGGACGCCCCACTGACCGAGTTCGCGTCCGAGCCCGTGCGTTGGCTGTGGGATGCCTGGCTGCCGCGCGGCGTGGTCACGCTCATGGACGGCAACCCGGGGGTCAGCAAGAGCACGCTCGTCGCCGATCTCGTCGCCCGGATCACGACCGGGCGGTGCTGGCCCGACGGCAGCGCAGGTGACGGCCGCGCCGGACGGGCAATGTGGATCACGACCGAGGACGACCCCGGGCGGGTCCTGCGACCGCGGATCGAGGCCGCCGGCGGCGATGCCTCGCTCGTGCGGTTCGTGAAGGGCGAGGTCGTCTTCCCGTCGGGTGCCGGACCGTTCACCGACCTCGTCGTGCGCCGTGCGGCCGAGCCCCTGGGCCTTGCGCTCGTCATCCTCGACCCGCTCTTCTCCCACATCGACGCCACGGTCCGGACGATCGCCGACGCCGAGATGCGCAAGGGCGTCATGAACCCCCTCACCGCGGCCGCCGAGGCCGCCGGCGTCGCGATCCTCGTCGTCCGCCACTTCAGCAAGGACACGACGGCCTCAGCGATCAACCGGGGCGCTGGCTCGCTCGGCGGAATCGTGGGCGCGGCGCGGGCCCTCTGGACCGTCGTGCCCGACCCGCACGACGAGTCGGGCGAGGCGAAGGTCGTCGGCGTCTCCAAGCTCAACTACGCCCGGGTGCACAAGGCCCTCCGGTACCGCGTCGTCGACCGCATGCCGCCAGGCTGGGTCGCAGGATCGGTGTCGGGCATCGAGTGGCTGGGCGAGGCGTCGAGCTCGATCGAGGCGATGCTTGGCGCGGGTCCTCGGTCGCTCGAGGCGACCCACGCGCTGGAGGAGATCCTCGCCGAGGGGCGGGTTGACGCGCGCGCGGGCGAGGCCAGGATGCGGGCCCGGGGGTTCGGCGCGTCGGCGATCAAGGGCGCCCGGGCCGCGCTCGGGGTCAAGCCGCACAAGAGCGGGATGACCGGCGGCTGGACGTGGGAGCTGCCCGCGCCCGAAGAAGCCGATGCCACCGACGCCTTGGAAGGCGCCGAAGATGACGGCCCGACTTCTTCGACGTCTTCGGCATCTCGCGCAGGCGCGCGCGGGCGGGAAGAGCCCGCTTCTTCGACTTCTTCGGATTCTTCGAAGGAGCCGGAGACGCCGAAGAAGTCGAAGGCGTCGGCGCTTCCCGCGGGCGCGCCCGCGCGCGAGGACGGCCCCGCACTCCGGGTCGTGCCGCCGGCCTCCGACGTCCACGTCCCCTGCTTCTTCTACCGCGAGCACCAGTTCAAGCACGCGCGGATCCCCGGCACCGACCGGTTCGGCTGCCCGATCTGCCACTCCGAGGAGGGACCCATCGCATGACCGCCGCGACCGTCACCCGTCCGCGAGCCAAGGCCGCCACGCCGGCCGAGGGCGTCGTCCGCACCGCTCGCCACCTCTACTACTTCAACGGGCAGGGCCCCTGGCCCGGTGTCACGTCGATCACCCGGGTGCTCGACGCGCCGGCGCTCACCAACTGGAAGCTCGGCGAGGTCGCGCGGTCAGCGGTCGAGAACGCCGAGCGGCTCATCCGCGACCGCGAGGCCGGCAAGGTCGACGCGGCGGTGAAGTACCTCACGACCCTGTCGACCTCGGCCATGGACCGCGGCTCGCGAATCCACGGCAACATCGAGTCGATCCTGCGGCGCGAGCCGTTCACCCCCGACCCGCGTGACGCGGACGCGGTCGCAGGAGCCCGCGCCTGGCTGAACCAGCAGGTGAGGGAGCACGGCCTGCGGCCGATCGAGGTCGAGGCGTTCCTGATCAACGAGACCCTCGGCTACGGCGGCACGCTCGACCTCATCGCCGAGCTCGATGGCGAGGTCTGGCTGCTCGACTGGAAGACCGGGAAGTCGGTCGCCTGGCCGGACGGGAGGGTGTACGCCGACCACCGGCTCCAGCTCGCGGCCTACGCCCACGCCGGGTTCATCGCCCGGATCGGCGACCCCGAACGCTACGCGTTGCCGGTGGTGACGCGGTTTGGCATCGTCCACGTGACCGACGGTGGCACGCGCCTCTACGAGGCCGACGTCACGGAGCGCGACTGGATCGCCTTCCGCGCCTGCCTGAACCTGTGGGACTGGCAGAAGAACGGCGGCAAGGCGGCGTGACCACGGTCCACGAGGTGATCGCGATCGAGGTCCGCGGCACCCCGGTGCCGCAGGGATCCGGGCGGTCTTTCGTGTCTGGTGGCCGAGCCGTCCACGTGACGAGGACCGCGCCCCTGCTCGCCTGGCGCGGGGCGATCGCGACGGAGGCCCGGGCCGCCATGGCCGGGCGCCCGCTGGCGGAGGGGCCCCGTCGCCCTCGAGGTGGAGTTCCGCCCCGCGGCCCGGCCCCAGGCGCACTGGCTGCCGGCGGGGATCCGGCGTGTGGCCCGCATCCTGCGCCTCGACGCCCCGCTCTGGCACACGAGCTCGCCTG